ACGACTTGGTTTCGCTTAACTTTTTACCATTAAAGAAAGATAAATACAGAACTAGTTCCTTTCCTAGTTCTTTATTTCTATTAAAATACCTTTCAAGTATAGGAATAGCTTTCGGTTCCTTTCTGCCCGACAAAATATCAGAGGTAATCTGTCGTGTCAGTAATTCAAAAAGAATTCCGGTATTTTTGTATTTACTATGCTTTATACTCATAAATTTCCTATAGTAAGTCTATATGTTAAATATCGTCTATATTTTTAAAAACAATATTTTTAAAAACAATTAATCTTTTAAAATCTTAGAATCTAGATCATCCATGAATCCATCTAACCCTTTTAAGGATTCCTTTAGCCCCGGATGTACAAAAGACTGTCCATTTTTCTTGTTTTTTGGTAAAACGTCCATAGCCGCTAAAATTTCCTTATACCCTAACGGATCGCGACCAAGCTTATCTTTATCCGATCCATATTTATGTCCTTCTGGTGGACGGCCCATTTTCTTTTTACTTGTTGTTAATTTTTGAACATCGTCCAAGCTTTGCTCTGCATCATATAAATCTGTGTCCTCAACGTTCTCTTCCATTGGCGGTTCTTCACCACCCGTTTCTGGTTCTGGAGGATTAATGGTATCTTGAGTAACTTTTTGAATCGTACCCTCAAATTTAGCATCATCAAGAACTTTATCCTGTTCAATAATAACATCTTCAGCTGAAAGTTCGAAGATGTTATGGTAAATCCACTCACGGGACATAAATTTACCCGCGACCAACTGGTCTGCAAGACTTGACTTTTCTTTCCAAAGACCAATCTTCTCCAATTCATAAACCATAGATGGGTTAGTTAATGACAAACTAAAGTTAACCAACTCTTCATCTTTAAATCCAAGAATATATAGATGGATAATTGCTATCTTATTTAACTCACTAACCATAATTCGTTGAATTCTTTCAATAGTTCTAGCAAAACGAACATCCTGAGCAGCTAATGTGGCCTTTCCACTTATATCTTCCTCATATCCAATGAAAGACTTGGGAACCTTAAAAGCAGCCATAAGTTTTTTTAATAAATAATCAACATCTTCAATAGCATTAAATGTAAGACCTGAAAGATTATTAACCTCTGTTCCTGAATCCTTGCCGCGGACTGGCATATAAAAGTCTTCTAAAATATTTTGCATATTAAACTTCATATTATATTCACCAGTATTCTGATCGACCAGAGGCTGTCTCTTAACTTGGTTAATAATCCGTTCCATATAATTGTCGATTTCCGCAGGAGGGATATTACCAACGTCCACCTTGAAAACTCTCTTATCGGGAGCTCTGGTAATTCGATGAATCAACATCGCGTCTTCCATCAAACGAAGTTGTTTATGAATCCTTCTCCCACCCTCAATCATAGACTTACCATAAGGCATGAAATTTGAATCAGAAAGAAGTCTAAAATGTGCAACTTCGTAATTATCAAATTCTTTCTTTGGTAAGAAAGAATATTGAGTATCAACTTTAAATTTTACACTAAATGGATTCATAGTTTCGTCATCACCCTCTATTCTTCCAGTTTCATAAACAGAAAGGGGGATTACATTACTAATTCCAGCGTCGGGGTCTAATATCAAATATAAAAAGAAATCTCCATACTTACACATATTTCTAGCCCAAGGCCAGAGATTAAATTCTATATTTAAAATATCATAAAAAAGATTATTCAAAATATTTTGAATTTCATCATTATCTGATTTAATAGAAAGCATTTCGCCAAATTCATTCTTAACTGTGGATTCGTCAGCATATATGTCGAGAACTGATGCGACAATGGGGTCGTGATCCATTAAATCATAGTCACGAAATAGCTGTAATCTAGCTTGCTGAAATGACGAAGAAGTGTCATAATTACTTTGAGCCGAATACCCATATTGACCAGCGTTATAAACCCTTCTATAGCGGTCAATGATGTTTTTAGTCCCATATGCTTGGGTCTGGGCGGTATCAGATACTTTTAATTTCTTACCACCAATGTTTCTAACTACTGCTTGAGTAGAAAAGAGTCGTTTTAATCTTTCAAATACGGATGTGTCTGCCATGAGCCTTTAATAGCCTCTTTCTTGTGGCTTCTCCCCAAGGGTTCCTTCTAGCGATTCTACTTTATCCTTTGCATAAGCAATATGACCATGAACCGCGGCCATTGATTCGGTAGCGCTTTTAATTTTTTCTATAACCCATTCTTCGGGATCTTCGGTATCATCTAATATATTATAGAGTTCCGATGCCTGTTTATGTATAGACATAATATAAGACTTTAAGGGACGGTTGTCAACCCCCTCGTCACCTTCATACATTCCTTCCACAATAGGTTCTGTAATTTCTGTGTCTTCTGCCTGAACTTTCCCTGCTCTGACTGTGGCGATGACTGTAGCGATTTCAGGACCATCTGCGACATCTGGTTCTGGTGACCAGTCCAATCCAGATTTAGAAAAGCCTTCACAACCACGTTTGGCGTATGCGTCTCTATCTCTATCATTAAGCTGGCCTAATGCGGGAAGGCCAATCAATCCCGTTAATCTAATGTGTGACATTTTTATTTAACCTCTTGCATCTGAAGTATCCGAATCTTTGGATGTGCCCATTGCAGTTGATGTTGCTATCTTATACATAACAGTTTTCCAATCGTCTCCATATCTCTTCTTAAGATCTTTTGCTTTCTTTTTCAAATTTAAAACGATTTGCTCTCTGTCTTCTATTTCTGCATCGGTCATTGATCTTTCTTGAAGAACATTATGAATCTCTTCGCGAATAATTGAAATTAAAGTTTCCTTATCCATATCTATACCATTATACGTTTTGTATGTAAAAGTCTTTCTATAGTATAAGTAGTATTCTTAACCCAGTAACCATCTTATATCTTCCTTTTCTTGACCGACATCAATTTCCCAGGCATCCTTTTCCTTTTGTGAATCAGAAGTAAATAAAGCCTTAGTATGTTTGCCAGAAATATTATTTAACATTTGTTTATTTAATTCTATTCCTTCTAATCTTAAACGTAAAGCGGTATCTCTTACCCACAGCCCAATTGCTAACGCCAAAGTTAGATCATCATTATATCCACCTAAAGCTTCTGCTTTTCCATTTTTCCACACAAATGTATCTAATTCTGCCATCGTTCTAGATGAACGAATTATAATTGACTGTTCTCTCATATATGATTCTAATTTAGCTATCAACAGAGGTCTTGTTTTTTGAGAAATTGTAAAGCCGGGAACCATTTTCTTTTCTTCCGAATAATGCTTATTCGTCATTTGATGCATAGTATCTATGTACTGTAAATCGTTGCTCATATAAAAGAGATTACGATAATCACGATCAATAATTTGTTGAATGGTTGACCAACCAATATTTGAATTATCGGGAATAATTATTGCGTCATTATATTCAGTTGCAGCTGCGACTAAAAGATTTCCAAAATCTTTTGGAGATATTTTACCCTTATATTCTGCAACCTGTTCAGAAGCATCTACATCAATTACATGAAATGTAGAATAATCTTCCCCATCCCCTCGCGCTACATCGGCTGAAACAATGTATGATTTTGCATAGTCCGGTTGTTGCCATACCCATAAATTATTATCAAATCCGCGGACTTCCACTGGTTCTTGAACAAAAGTTTGTTTATAAAATTCTAATATTTCTGCAGATATGACAGTATTTCCTGAGAAAATAAACGAAGCTCCATGTTCTTGAGCAAATCTAAGTTCTCCCATTTGACGAAGTTGTTCTTCAGCCCACTCTTCATCTCTTTCGGGATGTACTCTCCAATCATACAAGGTTCTATGAAAATCATTTTCTCCTGCTTCTGAGTCTGTCCACGTTTTATGAAAGAAATTACCAACACCATTAGCAGTTGAAACTAATACAGCCGAACCCCCTGTGGTAGATAGAGTTGCCTGAGAAGATGTCCATATTTCATCCGCGCCGTCGATAAAAGCAGCTTCATCAAATATTAACAAAGAAAGAGCTTCGGAACGACCAGCCGACTCGCGAGTTGCAGTTGCTTTAATTGTTGAACCATTACCAAATCTAAGAGTAAGTTTATTATCCTCTACAAGATCTCCCCGTAACCAAACAGGAAGTAATTGGTGCATAAATTTAACTTTAGTTACAAGATTTTTTGCAACATCCTGTTTAATAGCAATGACCAAAATTTGTTCATCTCGTTTAAATAACATTCTCCATAAAGCATATCCAGCTACTAGAGTAGAAATACCGATTTGTCTACCCTTTAAAAGAATATTATATCTATGGTCTTGGAATGCGTGAAGAGCCTCTGCTTGGTAATCGTATAATTCAAAAAGTTGGCGGCCCTTATTGGGTACTTGAATATAAGAATACTTTCTTAAGAAATATTCACAATCCAATGCACATTTTAGATATTCTTTTTTAATAATATCTTTTAGATTTTCAGTCATATTTCTTAGTGTATGTGTAAGCTTTCAGAAATTTTCCAAGCCGCTACAGTTGCTACCGCAGCCCCAATGAAAAAAGATTGCATTCGTGATGGTTTTGGTATAAATCCAAAAACTTTATTTGGATTGCCCGGTGGCTCAGGAATATTAAGAACTATGGTATATAAAGAATCTGCCCTCAGTGTTTGAGTATCAAAAGACATTGTTAATAGTGTAACTTGATTCACTAAATTCTGTCGTAACTGGTCAGCAGCACTAAGAGCAACCTTTAATTCTTCATTTTCTTGTTCAATCACCACAACATACTCTCTAACTTCTTGTGGTGTTTCTTCTAAAATACTATCTGTTACTTGAGCCTTTAATTCTTGTCTTTCTCTATCTAACTCCGCAATTCTGACTTTACTGGTATTTAGATTGGAAACAATTACTATCATACTATCTTGCAATTGTTGAACTTCAAGGACATTTTCGACCAATTGCTCTTGAAGGCTGTCTGCAAACTCCCTAACAACCGCAGCATCTTCTTCAAACTGTTCATATTCTTCGATATATTGATCCAGCTGAGACTGTTTTGTCCAAGATGTTATATATCCAGCAACAGAAGCGGTTATTAAAACAGCTACAACAAGCTTTACATTAGTTTTAAGTAAGTGCAACAGCGGCATCTTGCTCTCCATGTTTCTCTTCGTATTCTTTTTCTTTTTCTTTCAATGATTTATTCATACCGACTACCTCATCCCTAAGATCCTTCTTAACCGTATCAAGAGGCATTGAATATTTATCTATCTTCAAAATAACCCCGGTATCGTCATCGAAATGATGAATTTCTGGATTTGAAAGAGTATCGTGATAGTGAGTTAATTCCACAATTCTATCCTTCAACCAATCAATTTGATTTTCTAAAATTTTCTTTTCCTTGTGTTCATCCCAAAGACCACCCATCTTCAATTTACTCTCTGCTTTAGCCACACAATCATAACATTGACTAGTAGCTCTGAAAGTATTGACATCTAGCTTAGTCATACTCTTTCCACAGTCAGGACACCACCACGGCGTTTTTGCGTCTTGAAGAGGACTTATAGATTGTTTTATTCCCCCCTTAACCGTCCATTGCTTTCCATCACGGTCATTCCAAAACTCTCCCTCGTTTCGTTTAGGTTCTTTCTCACCTGTATACTGACCAACAATAATCTTATCAGCATACTTGTTCATTTGAGTCCTAATTTGTTTCTGAACGTTTGCAAATTCTTTTTTCTTCATAACCCTATCCCATTTTACTTGATAAATATCTAATTGCTACTCTATACGCTGGATGCGTCTTGTCATATGTTAATGCTGACTGAACTGTAATATCTTTGCCGGTTGATGGGTTTCTAACCCGATCACCATAATATTTCTTTACGAAATCCTTATCCCTTTCTGGGTCCGGTTCACCAGCAGGTGCGCCAGGTGCTACGGTTGGTTCTCCACTTGGCGTGGCGCCGCCAAATTTAAATGTACCAAGAATTTGATTCAACGGAGCAAATGTTCCTGTAAACTTATAAGGTTGTCCTTTATATATGAACACAATTCCTTCCGATGGAACCAACTTATCTATTCCAACCTGTTGTAATCTGTCAAATTCCTTTCTTAATTTTTCTGCTTGATCACTAACATCTTCTGCTTTCACAGATTTCATTGCTGTCTCTAATTCCTTCTTAATCTGATCAATCGCGCCTGGGTTGTTTGATGCTAAGAAATCTGAGATTCTTTCCAAAGAAGTAGCACCAACCTTCAAGAACACCATCTCAAATGGATTTTGTGCAACCTTCTTAACGTCACGCAATCTAGTTTTTTGATATTCAGATACCCATTTTCTAATTTCGCGATCTTCAATATCTTTTAATTGTACTGTCTTGTCATCAAAAGCAAAACGATTAATCAATCCTTCTACTACATCGTCATCTGCTGTCAGTCCTTTTTGTTCCAACTCCTTTTTGATTTCACGTTCCCACCATTTAGCATAATAGTCCCGAACCAGATCACCATCTTTTAAACCAAACTCATCTCTAAGTCTATCAATTTCTCTATGGAATTTCTTAGTCTTCTTTTCCATCTTTTTAATATCTTTGTTATTAAACGTAATTACCTTTGGTCCTTGAAGCCCAAAGATTTTTTGTTTGTGTTGACCAACTTTCAAAATTTGATCACTAAACTTTTTTGCATCATCCTGACTTGAAGATACTGGCTTTCCATCTCTATCATATTCAATAGTACCGTGGAAAATAAGAACGTTTTTGTCATAAGGAATAACATTTGTAGAATCTGGTAAAATGATTTCTACGGACATAAATTTACTTCCATTACCAAACATTTCTTTAACTTGTTTGTCTGGCAAAACTTTAATAGCTGTTTCAAGATCTCTGGCCGCTCCTACAAATGCACGTTCAATATTACCTCTATCCTTAAATTTATCCATCATTCCCTTAACTGTCAAGGCCCTATCACCGCCATTTTTCACATGTCCCTTATTTCTAGCGAATCTAATCTCACTATCAACAACGGAAAATGCTATATTCTGTCCATCTAGTTTCTCTGTAACAGGCTTTTCGTCGCCCATCGAACCTAAAAGACCTTGATCAATAATCTCTTTATAGTCATCAAACGTCAAATCCACATCTTCATATGGATGCATCATATGACCAGCAGCGCCACCTTCCATAATAAAGATTTCATTCGTTTTCTTCTTATCTCTACCATGATCCTTCTTAGCAAGAACCCACTTACCACCATTCACACCCTTTGGATGATGAACATCGTGGTTTTTCATCTTTGCTTTACCATGTTTACGGATTGCCCTCTGTCGATCACGATTTCTAATCACACGGTCATCTTGAGTTTTCTTTAAATACCGTCTAACTCTCTCTGGATGTCTCTTGTAATACTTTCTCACGCGTGCTGTTGAGGTTTCTTTCTCCTCAAGGGTCTCGGCCTCTTCTACTTCTGGGGTGTCTTTGTCCTCCATAACCACACCAAGAGCATGAGCCAATGGATAATAAAATACACCCTGTTTATATGCTTCTTTACACTTATTTTCAATGGTTGTTTGTGAATCTCCCAGTTCAATCTTATAATCACTTCCTTTTTTACCAATGAAATTATCAACTAACGAATTATATTGATCAATCAAAGCATTTTCTATCATTACTGATGTAAACACCTCTTTCATTGGTCCCCGCTCGAAGAGTTTCTTTGCAAGTTTATAAACTGGGTGGTTTTTATCGTATTGTAGAGCGGTTTTGACCAAAATGTCCCTTCTGGTTTGGGGATTTGTAACCCTTCTCTTAAGAATTGAAGAATCACGCTTCGCTTTCTTCGGCGTATCCGACTTTGCAGACTCCGCAGAACGTTTTTCAATGGTATCTCTCATCATTCGGAAGAGTTTTGGATCAAAGTCTCCGTATAATTTCTTGAAAAAGTCAATTTTGTCTTCAGTAGAGATAGCAGGGTTCCCCAAGTTATCTCTAATCTTCGTGGCAGACATTACAGTATCATCTACTTGGAAATTAGGTACCGTTACAAAGTATCCACGATCTTGGTATGGGGATAACTCATCATCAGCGTCATATTTCTTGAAATATTTACCATGAGATAGTCTATCTCCGTCCTTTTCACCGACCGCTGTTATGAAAGCAGTCTTTTTTGAATCAAATTTGGAAAGAACTTCTACTGGTTTGTAAGGATTCTTGACCTGAACCACCCGTTCTGATGGAATATTGAACATAGCGGTCATAATCTGCTTCTTCTCACCAAACTTAAATGGATCTCTTTCAGAAGTTTCTTTGGGTTCGGAGGTGGCAACATATACGTTTTCCTCTCCAAACTTATCAACCAACTGTTTGTATGCAGAATCGTGTCCTTTGTGAAAGGGTTGGAATCGACCTGCGTAAATTGCTATTTTTCTCATATTAGTATAGTTAGGGTTCAATATAAATATCACTCAAATTGTGGAATCCCACTTACCAATCGGGCAGGATGATGCGGCCAGATTAACTTTCTTCTTCATCCAACACCCACATTCAATACATCTACCCTCTTCAGTTAAATTTGGACACAGCTCACATATTGAATATCGTTCAACAACAACATCCTTAGAAACCAATACAGGTAATCTCTTGCCAACATATTTAGCCGTCTTCCACAAATCCTTTCCAAGATTTCTGATCATATTAATACTGGACGGATAATCATGTTTATGATCTTCTTCTTCCAATAAAATGTGTTCAGTTTTATTAATTAGTTGTAATTCTTCTTCATTAAAAATTGCTTCAGCATACCCTACACCAGACATCATCTTTTTAGCAATTTCCAAATCATCAAAAAACCTATCTATTGCTTCAGGGCCCTTTCTAGAAAATAATGGACCTAACCGTTTCGGTGCAAAATAATATAAAGTTTCTGTCTGTGGTCGTGGCCAAGGCATATCGTGATCATTAAAACAAATCCGTAATACTCTTACTGGTATTTGATTTTCTTCAAGGAGCGGTTTCAATAAAACCTCCATCTGAGTATCGTTTTCCCAACAACCCTCTGCAATAACCAATACTAAAATTAATGAAGTCTCCTCCATTATTGTTTTTTCTACATCTTCGTGATATGAATTCATAATATAACTTGTTTGTTTTTACGCCTCACATTCTGAGTGCCCATCTGGGTTGTTCTGACAACTATAAGAGGTCGTAGTAACAAATCCACTACTAAGAGTATATGCGACTTCACCGTCGGCGGATGCCCATTTCTGAGTATGCGATAAACGATCTCCCGATACACAGGTTCCCGAATTGTCATGCAAGTACTTGCTGGTGGCAAAGCCTGTATGATTAACTTTAACATCAGTTCTATTCCCTGACACGTTCCAATTCCCACAAGCAACACATGCGCCCACAGTTGAGGTAGTATCTGATAGTCCTACCTTAATGTCGATACATGGAATAAAATCATCTGATTGAAAAACAATTGCCTGCTCGTCACCGTAGTCTGTTCCACCATAAGCAAGCGTACCATGAATTTGATACCCAGCTCCAGTTTGAGTATAAGTACCACCACTATCATTTTCATCATTCCATGCCATTCGAACGCCTGCAACATACCAAGTATTCTCAGTTAAGAGATTAGCTGCCGCGGTCGTGCCGTCTGTTAATGCATATCGTCTTGACACTGGTGCAGCAACAAACGGGCTGTCATCTTCACAATCGGTTGGAAAGGAACTTCCAGTACATGGTCTTACCCAAAGTTCTTGTTGAACATATCCTTGTGGAAACCCCGCATAACCAGCTGGTTTGCTCCATGAAAATTCAGCGGTCCCGTCAGTCGCGGACGCACCAGCGTCTTTAGCGGTAAGATTAAAATTGAGTCCTTGATTGGGATATTCACTAGTGCCTGGGTGAGCTCCGGTTTCCCACTGAGCATATCCTATCCATTTAGCTAACGAATTAGCTGCTCCAATACTACCCGAATCACTTGTTGCGTCGGAGTCGGACGGACAATCATTATCAGCCTCTTCATTATTATTTACACGTTTATAACCATATGTACTATAAACTCTAGTCTCAGCGTGTGTTGTATTCAACTCAGAAAGTTTAACATTGCCAGATTTTCCCAATTGAGTTTGACCAATATTTATTAAACTAGCATCCGTTGGATACGCCATCTATTACTCCCCCATCTTCTTCTTTAGGGCTTCTACTTCTGCGGTCAATTCCTTAATAGCTTCGACCAGTACAGGAACCAATTTACTATATGAAATTCCATACTCTGTTTCTTCACTTCCATAAACCGCTTCGGGTACCAACTCAAGAACATCTTGAGCAGAAAATCCGATATGTTCCTTAATATCTTTATCTTTATTTGGAGTTTTCCAAGTGTATCTAATAGCATTTAGTTTATTGACCGTGGAAAGTGCATTGGTTACTCCACCAGTCACATTCTTTAATCGAATGTCAGAAGAAGCAATAAAATCATCAGCCAATACATCATCACTAAATAGCACATCACCGTCAATCTGTAACACCAACTGAGTGTCAATATAATTGGTTGATCCAAGTGTGAGTGGGGTGGCTGTCGTGTGGGAAGAGTTATAGGAGGTGTGTATTGAGCCTCGCGTCCCGTTGTGACCTATACGAATCCAAGCATCACTGGCAGATTCCTCTATGACGATACCGTAGTAGTTGGTAGCCGCTTGCTTCACCGTGAGCCGACCAAGCGCCGCGGTGCAGGCCATCATGACGTTGCCGGTCAGTGTCGAGGTGCCGGAGACTGTAAGATCAGAATGAGCTTTTATATCATCAGCGTGAACGTCCCCGGAGGCACCCACTCCCCCCGTAACTATAAGTGCTCCGGAGGTCTTTGTGGTGGACGCGGTTCCGCCGGTGATGGTCATTGAGGCGTAGGCGGCCGAGGCCACGGAAATCGACGCGCCTGAAAGTCCTGTTAATGTCCCGTTGAGATTTATAACTCCTGTGGCTGCAGTAAATGCAATGTAATTTGTAGCATTACCAACTCTAAAATTACCAGCCCCATCAGCATAAAATCCTTTATCGTTCGCTCCGACAGTGGGGACCAAATAATCAGCCGAAGCAGCTCCACTATTGGTTCCTATGCCCAATGCAATCTTAGGTACGCCTGCAAATGTAAGGGTACCATTTGTAACTGCTCCACCTGTGGTAGACGCACTTAATTCAAAATGAGTTGAATCTGTTATACTTGCTATAGTTGCTCCGGCTGGGATTCCGGTACCAGATACCGACAGTCCAGCAACTATCTTAGCATTTGCATTATGTGTAATAGTTGGATCATTGTTATAATCACAGGTAGCGTCTGTAAAACTAGCGTCCTTCTGGAATGTTAATTCAGTTGCACCTTCATAAACTCTTATTGTAGTTCCACTTCCAACATAACTTGAAACTGCCCCTGTGGAAGATGCTGGCATTACATGGGCTGAATTTGAAAGAATTGCTTGTACTGTTCCACTTCCTTCATCTAATTGTTTTAGTGTTACTGCGTCAGCTACGCTTCCATCAGCACCCGCAAGGGTATATGTAACAACCATACCATCTACAAAATTACTTGAAGTTACTACGGCAGATGCATTCGTGTGGGTATGCACTATACTTGTAAGTGTTCCAGCAGATGTTGACCAAGCTCCATTGGTAGTAGTATTTTGAGTATTAGCGGATATTGTAATAGTTGATGGAGAAAGGGTTCCATCCTTTGCTTTTACAAAAACAAGAGAATTTGCAGTTACAACTGCGGTTTTTGCAGTAGAACCAGCTTTTGCTATACTAAATGTTTGTAATTTTGTTATTGAAAAAGATGTTCCCTCACTATCCGTACCCTGTATGAGAAATGATATTTTTGATGTAGTACTGTCATCTGTTACTGAGATTACGTTTCCATGAGTTACTGTATTACCATCGTCAGTCGCCGACCCAGAAACAATATTCGTTTGAGTTGCAGTAGTTTTAAATGTTGAATTAGCTGTACCCGTACCATCATATGGCAGAATTGTATTTCCTTCAAAAACTGATATTGTAGTTCCACTATTCGAGAAATCGGATACTACTCCAGCTGGAGTACCTTCGAAAGTGTGTGTCTCGTTTGAGAGAATAGCAGTGATTGCACTGCCTCCAGCTTTTGATTTAGATAATGATTGGGTTTGTGTAAATGTGGTAAAACTAGTTCCATTTGCAGTTTTACCACTAATGGTATAAGTAATTACATATTCATCTGTGCCGTTTGCAGCACTGCTGTGATTACCAATTGTACAATACGTTCCACTATCTGTTACACCACCTTCTGTTATATTTGCAGTATTTCCTACCGCTACTGCCCACTGACCCGCCGCAGGTGTTCCGGTTACAAATGTTAATTCAGTTGCACCTTCATAAACTCTTATCGTTGTTCCACTACCCGCATAACTTGAAACTGCTCCAATAGAATTGGCTTGTAATACATGGGCTGAATTTGAAAGAATTGCTTGAACTCCACCTTCTTCCGCATCTAATAGTTTTAGTGTTACTGTATCTGCAACACTACCATCAGCACCAGCAAGAGTGTAAGTTACAGTCATTCCATCAACGAATTGTGAGTTACTAACTGTAACTGAAGGATTTGCATGAGCAGAGCTTACTACGGTCATAGCACCGCCAGAATTTGACCAAACTCCATTGGTAGTAGTATTTTGAGTATTACCTGTTATAGTTACTGAAGAAGGAGTTATTGTCCCGGCCCGTGATTTTACAAAAACTGGAGAAGTTGCAGTTACAACTACAGTTTTTGCAGCACTACCGTCTGCTCCACCAACTATCCGATGTAATGTTGTAATATCACTTAAACCATCATTTGTAACAGTAGCAACTATTGGAAAATCGCCCGAATCGGGACCGTCAGGTGTTACTGTCCAAGTAGCAGTTCCCGTTCCTGTTCCACTTCCAGCACTATAATTAAACGATGATTTTGCAGCACTGTTGTTTACCGACAAATCCCCATCCACTAAATTACTTGCTTGATTCTGCTGTTTAGCTGTAATAGTAACAGTTGTTGGTGATAAAGATGTATCACTTGAATCGTCCAATGCAAAAACTTGTGAATTAGATGAGACTTGAAGTGATGCTGCAGATGTTCCAGCAGCACCATCTACACCATCTGATGGTAAATTGCTAGCCGAAACAAATACGGACGATCCAATGAGGTGATAATCAATGGGTATATCTTCAAAATTTAAAAATTGAATCTTAAAGTCATTTGTAGTAGCTGGTAGGGTATTATTTTCTGCATCAAAAATAATTTCGTCTGGATTAAATCCCCGTTCAACAGCAGGTGTAATTTCAATATTTCCGAAATTCCAAAAGCCAGTTTCAGCTTTGAATCTTAAATAAGCTACCCCATCGCCTGGTATTTTAAAATTTACTTCTCTTTCATATAAAGATTTGTCGCGTCCTCTGGTTGTAATATTATCAACCCACATACCATGTTTTGAAACAGATCCGATTTGAACTGGTTCAGCATCATTGACAAGAAAACTTCCAGAATCAATGTGGTTTGCAGTTCTAGTTATGAATGTTTTTAATGAACCTATATCTGAAGTTGTGTACTCATGTCCCACAGCATTGACGCCTGGACCGGATTGAGCAATACCAGCAGATCTAGTAACATATGTTGGTGTATAAACCGCTGTGTATTTTAAAGTATATTCAACATTCTTATAAAGTTGTATTCCGGTTTTTGTTCCAAAGAAATAAGGAACAACACTTGCGGTATGATCGACCTCAGCACCTTCAAGAATCTTTTCAGAAGATGTTATACTGGTCTTTCCATATGTAAGAGATGTGCCAGCCGATTCATATTCAGTTTGATTAAAATCTCCATCTGCTTTATTGAACAAAGCAGAAAACCAATTACTATCTAAAATATGACTTTCTGTAAATACCCCAGCTTGGTGGAAACTTCCTATCTGAGTCCCTGACAGAGAAGAAGATGTAATTAAGTTTCGTTCGCCTGGGACGAATTCTGTAAATGGTACAAAAGAAGTAATAGCCGCATTTGATTCTTTTGAACTAATCTTAACCTTTGCAATTTCTCCCGTAATAGTTTGTACAAATGGTATTCTGAAATTCAAAACAGAAGATGTACTTGTCGTATTAACCAAAGATTCAGAAACATACTCAAACACTACACTAGATGTATATTCTTCAATTGTATGTTTAGTTGCTCCCGCGTCCAGATCAGCAATTTGTATAACTCGTTGGAACGATCCAGACATTAAAAGTGGGTTAATATAATCGGTATCATCTCCAAATTTAATTGGAGTTTGTGTAATAGCAGTTGTCTCATTTAAAACCTTATCAAGAGACATGCTAACACTTGCGGTAACATAGCCTTGACTGTCACCCGTCGAAACGGTAGTTATTGTCCCCGCAGATGCAGATTCTATTGTCTTTCTAAAAAGCGAACCTGTAAAAATTCCATCGACATTTACTGTATCAAAAAATGTAGCCGGCTGGCCAGCATTATTTAACATATAAATTGCATACCCATCTGACCGATTGACAGCATAATCATAATCTAAAGATGCTGTATATAAACTACTTGTAACTGTTGTCTTATCAATACGAGTAGTAAGATAATCTTTTTCAGTAATAACAGCAGTAGGATTGTTTGCTAATCGTAAAGGTGAAATATTTGGATTTGACGTTTCGATTTGAATCGGAACGACCCAACGAACATTTGGCCTATTTCGCCACCCACGCGTGTCTGAGGGTATTGGGCGACCATCAGCATAGGTTTGTGCGGTTCCTAAAATTATAAGATTTGCTGGGCCATCAGCTGTTCCTTCATAAATTTCAACAGATATTAATCGTGATCCTCCCTCTTCATAACCAGCAACAGCACTAGCAAAAACGGGATTATTAAGCCGATCTACTATTTCTATTGAAATTTCACTATTTGGTTTTAAAAACTGGGTACCGCGAATTAAGAATCCATTTTTACCAGCATGAAAAATTCTATTGTCTAATTGAGATACTTCAAAATATTTAGAATAAGAAGCAGTATCTTCAATTAAAACAGGTGTCCTAAAAAGGCCCTGGCCGCGAGGTTTGGTAGACGTTCTTGACATAATTTATAAATGTAAAAGTTCTCTACTAAATAAGTATCAAATTAACTTAGTATATTGATGTGACTATAACCATTAGTACTTCTAATTTCTAAAATATTATCTACCATATCACGAATATTATCCAAATGACTGATAACAACAACGAAATCGAATTGAGTTTTTAGCAAATCAAACATTAATTGCATTCCGTGTAAAAATTCTGTATCAAGGGTGCCCATTCCTTCATCAATAATAAGGAAGTTTGACTTGGGCAAGTTGGAAGCTTTTAACAGAGCAACACGAATTGCAAGACTACTAATGAACCGTTCCATACCAGATGAGTTTTCAAGTGGCCAAGATCTTTCGTGATCATAAACAATTCTGCCGCCGAAATTCTTACCATCAACATCCAAAGCAATAGAAAATGTAACAATTTGTGAAAGGATAGCATTAATTTCAGCCTCAATATTTGGTATGGTTTTTGAAATCAATTTGTACGGCAATCCATCTTTATTGATAGCTTCCATATAATAACGATATGCTTCAAATTCCCTCTCAATCTTAGTCATCTCTTCTAACTGTTCCATAATAGAAGAACGACCATTTTCTTTAACCTTAAGATCGGAATGTATCTCCATCTTATTAGCAGTTAGTTTTGTGATATTCTTTTTAATTACAACTTGTGAATTTTTTAATTTAAAAATGACATCATCAATGTTTTTATTCTTTATTAGCGATTCTTTATATTCATCAATCTTATTTATGTTTTCTATATGTTTCTTTATATCAGATTCTATAACTATTGTTTGGTTTGTATATTTGTCAATTGAATTTCTAGAAGAACTATATTTTATATTATGATTATCCAAAGCTTTCATCATAGAAGTGGCTGATAAATATAAATCATAATTCTCTTTAAACTCTAAAAGTTTAATTTTATGTTCTTCTATATCACCAGCCAACACAGAAGTTTTGTTTGAAAGCATACTTATTTCTTCATTGATTTCACTTATTTGTTCTAACTTTGATTTATTATTTTCAATACAAACTTCACAATCTGGATTGTGTTTAAATTTTGAAATCTGATTAATTATGTTTTGTCTACTATCAATAGAAGTTGTTAATACATTATATTCTTGTTCTAACCTTGTTAATCCTTTTTCACAAACTTGATATTTTTCATAAACCTCTTTCAATTCATCAATATCAATCTTATCTAACTCAAATACCAAAGAATCAATTTTATCTTTAATTAAATTAGATTCAGAAAGCAACACATCAATGTTTTTTTCAACTTGTTCCTTTTTCTTTATAAAAGATTTTTTGGATTTTAATAACGTTCCCTTGTCCATGTTTGTAACAGGCACTTTAATTTTCTGAGATGACAGAATTTCCGTCTCAAGTTGTAACCCATCCATTTCTCTATCAAAATCGTCAATCTGGGTTTGGGTTTCTAATAAATCAATATTATGTTTTTCTATATCAGTCTGTAACGATACTAACTGTTCTGTAAAATCTTCCCTAGAAAACTTCTTTAAAATTCCTTGAAGCTCTTTACTTTCTTCATTAGCAACTCTTTCTAACTGTTCAAAGATATTCAACCCCATAAATTGGTTGAGAAGAACTTTTCTCTCTGAATTAGACTTATCAATAAACAATGAATTTCCAGTTTGACCAGATAATGTTGTTAAAATAAAATCTTCATATGTGCCAACAATAGAACGAATATTAGCATTGGTACCAAACCTATCTTCACCATTTAAAATAGTTGTAGTGCCATCCTCATTTTCTTTCCAAAAATCTACATCAACTTTAACAGCTCCCTTCTTATTTTTCTTTCCGACGCGTCTGATTACATAAACCTCACCATTTACATCAAAAGATAATTCACATTCAAATTTTTTCTTCCTAATATTCATAATGTGATCACCACGAAATGCTCGTGGAGTTTTGTCAAACAAATTAAAACTAAGGGCCTCCATAGAAGAACTTTTACCACTGGCATTTGGAGCAAAAATACCATTAGTTCCAAGCATGTTTGTAAAATCTATAGTATTATTTTCACCAAAAGAAAATAGATTTGAAAATGTAAATCGAAGAGGTTTCCATTGAATATTTCTAGATTGGTCCGAATACTTAATCAAACCATTCACTCGTTTATTAATCTTCACAACCGACTCAATAGTTTCATCTGATATTATTGGGTAATTGGAAAGTATCCAGTCTCGTATTAAGGAATTTTGAATATTAACATCACTGAGATTGCCGGTGTCAAATCTTTCTAATTGTGTTGACTGCGACTGTGGATCGGGTTTGCTTGGATTTATCGCGATGTCTAGTAAGTTATATTTCTTTCTTATAACAGCAATGATCTTCTTAAGTTTAGTATTTTCAATATTTGAAGCATATATTCTTAATCGAAGATTCTTAGGAAGATTGTCGGGTATAACTAATTTATTTAAATCTTCACTTTTTATTTCTATTGTCGCGTATCCAGTATCACTCTTTAATTCATGAAATTCCATTTTACAAGATGGTAGTTCCCAAACAACATACCCGTGGCCATCTATTTTTTCACCATGATTCTGTTGAATTAAACTAGAAGAATAAACAACAGTCGGTTGATTTTGTGATTTATTTCTTCTTTGCATAATTTGATGTGTGTGAATATCACCAAGCATAGCGATATCAAATCCATCAAATTTACTAACCTCAACATGACGAGAACTAATCATATAACGTGTATCTGTTTTTGCTCCATAAACAGGACCGTGATATAAAGCTATCTTTGTTTTAGCCGTCATGTCATCTGCACTTGGCCAATTTTCAGGACTAGCATAAGCATCTATAATTGAAAATACAGCAAATTCAGTATCGGCTACTCTATAGATGTCACTTTCAGATAGATAATGTAAGTCTGGATGATCAATGTTTTTGATAATCGGATACAGACTATTCATCCTGTGGGGATTAGACAGATTTAAATCGTGGTTTCCATCAATGACCAATGTAGGAGCGATTGTTGCAAGATTTGATAAAAAATCTGAGGTTAGTTCGATCATTTCAGGAGACATGTCTAATTTAGCATGTAAAATATCTCCAGCAACAACAATAACACCGTGATCTAGGTCTATTTTCTTTAATTGTTTATAAAGTTTTTTGAAAGCTTTTTTATACTCGTCGTGTCTTTGGAAAAGACGAATATGAGTATCTGCTAAATGTACTACTCTATTTAACTTATCAAAGTTAACATCAATTATTTTCATATATTATACTATATTATGCAGTGTTGAACCGTGTACCAACGAGATCCACAAAGGTACTTTTAATTGCGCCACCAATAACTTCCCATGATTTTTCAAAACCCAAATCACTAGGATCTTTATCTGTTGGTATAACTAATTTAACGTTTATATAAAAAGATTTCAAATACTGCTCAATTTTCATAGCTTCTTTTTGAGCATCTCTATCTAACATTACATAAACTTCAGGTGGCTTGGTTTTGATTAAAGTCTGTTTCAATTTATCAGACATAATCTTACCCAACAGTGGAATACAATTCCTTCTCACACTAATTGCATCAAACATTCCCTCAACTAAAACCACAGGCATCTTCCAATTAATTAAATTTTCAAATATAATATTGTTTCTAGATGCTGGGGGGTTTTTGTATTTAGTCGTGGAGTTATAATAACATCTGGAAACGAAGTAATTTAACTTCATTTCATTATCATATGAAGGAATGATAATTCGTGATTTGTATAACCCATCCTCACAATATCCGATCTGGTGACGATAGATATCATATTTGGTTAAACCACGATCTTTAAGAAATTTAATAGCATTAGGATATTCAAAACCCCCACTTGGTTGCCAAAGGGGTTTGTATTCTCTAGGTAGGGAAAGTTTTCTAGTATTCTCATCTTTATGTTCTTTCTTATAAGAAAAATCTTCATGGTCCTGAAGAACATCTTTTATTTCTTTGCGAGAATATCCAAGACGATATAAAAGTGTAGAAAATCGCTTACCGCTCTCATCACAAACCCAACACTTCCAAAAACCTATTCGCCTTCCAAAGTTTATGGATAATTTTGGTTTGTGGTGATAACAAAATGGGCAAATAAACAACCGTTCGTCTTTGGTTGATTTCGTAGATGACCCAATAACACTTTCTATGGACAGTAATATATCATTCATGTAGATAATCTATAAGAATTAACACAGTTTGTCAAGTGCCTACCGCTCAATTGTTGTTTAATTCCAACAACTTTAGTAAATGGTCGAATTCGACAACCGCATAAATCTTACTTCGGTTCCGTTTAAAAACCAAAATAGGTTCATGGCCTTTACTATTACCATCGGCTTGATTTAGTGCTTGCCAAACATTAAGTCTTTCCTGAGATTTACATTCAAACGAATAGGGAATGGATCTCCTAGCCGCTGGGGAAAGTTTTACATCTTCACCACTTTCTCCCATGATGGCGGGCTTGATATCGTCTTGTTCTAGATGGGAAAACTGTTCCAACAACAAATTACATACTTCTTGTTGTAACCGTCTCCCCTTAGCCTTACGGCTACGAGGTGTAATTGACATATTTTATAACCTTTTTAATTATTTTTCAGAAGCGCCGTGCTGATATATCGCGCCGGGGGTATTTAAATTCTGATTTACATAATGTGAATCGACATTTGATCTATTATACTTGTGATGTCCATTAGCCAAGTCTACAATTTCTTGATTATAGTGTGATAATGCATCTTCTGTAAAATTTCCAACCGTATCATCGTCAGCATTAGAAAGAGTTACAGTTGCGTTACCCTTATCTCTTGGTGTAAAATTATCTTGATATGTAGTTTCTCTATCAAAAAAATTAACTGCTGTTGTTTTGTCTCCCTCTGCTTGTTTGCGCGCACTTTGAACCGTTGTAGATGTTGATTCATTATATCTCGTTAACATATCTGACATTTTGTTTCTCCTTATTCGTCAAACTTAATAACAAAAGTTTGATCACTGTGTTTCATTCTAGTTATTGGTTTTGATAATTTAGCTACTGCTAACATTTCATTAGAATCATTATATAACCCCAATGTTGTTACATAGGGTAAAGCCGAACCACTATCTATATAATTATTATAATTGCCCGAGCCCGTCACATCTAGTGCATTCACAGTAGTGTGTGCTGACGGGTTAAACGTTACATTATAATCCGATGGTTGAATCGTACAAGTTACCGTATGTTCATAAATATTAACAATTGATTGGAAAGTGGATGTAACAACTACGTTATTACGAATAGAAATTCCATCTGTGGATATAAAACTAGCAGCACTAGCAGTAATATTTCGTTGAACGGCAGCAATTCCATGATTATAAGAAATATTACCAACAACAGATCCCGTTTTATTTAATTTAAGTTTTCCAGTGCCATCATCTTGAATATTCAAAGAGCTACCAGCTAATTCAATTTTAAATGTATCTGGTTTAATTCCCTCTCCAGTAAAATTTGAACCAACATTCCACACAAACATTGAACCGGATGGATAAAATCCATAAGCATTATCTGATGAAGCAGACACTTCTCCAACATAAAAATACTTTTTAATAGAATTAAACAATGGATAAGAATGAAATCCACCGTCTGAAATTCCCCCCAAGTATTGAGTGGTGCCAGTTGGATAATTTATTGGGGGTTCGTTAGCGAGATTAATACTAAATCCCGAACCGCTCAACGAAGATGTAGGAGAAGCTTGACCATTTGTACCGGCTGTAGCTGAACCGGATACCCATACGAAACTATGATCAGCGTTGACCTCAAAGGGTTCCGCTATATGATTTCCGCCACCGATCTGTTTAAAGACGGACATTTAAATCTCCAATTAGAAATCCAATCGGACTCTAAGCAAAGCTTCCTTGGAGAAGGATTTCTCTAACGGGCGACTCAGTTTAGCAACCGCTAATAGTTCATTTGAATCGTTATACAACCCAACGGTTGTTACAAAAACTTTAGGATCATTTTCAAAATCTTGATTAGCTAATTGACCATTCGATCCCGTAGCAAATGATGGATTGTTTGAATAATTGAATTCCTTATTATTAAGCCGTAGGAAATAATGATTTGAAGAAATGATTTCAGCAGAACGAGCTGTAAACCCAACGTCCTGTGATCCAAGTACCATACTACGATATAATCCGTGCCAATTATATTGATCTTGGTAAACTCCACCCGTTCCTGCTAATGCCCCCGTAATTGGTGATCGTGGAATCGTATTAGTTGAACTTGAAGCACTTATAAATACAGCAGCTGAGGAAGTGTTTTCGCCTGCACCTGTTGAATTACCTATAATATCACCAAGAGATCCAGTTCTAGCCTTAAATCCTACATGTGCACCAATTACATCTGCATTTAAAATAATAATACCCTTTTGCGGATAGAATAATCCAAATCCCTTAGCAGTCGCGGCGGACCCAGTAGAAGTGGTGGATACAATAGTACTTCCTTGGGTTCCGCTAAGAGAACCAGAAGCAACGTTGAAGACTAATCCATTCTTTGCAAACGATCTTTTGGTTCCAAGAGTTTGTGAACTGTCATCAATAAAGTGGAAAGATCCATTTGAACCACTCAGAGTAAGTTGCCAATTACCAGAATCAACGTATCCCTTATAACGAGATCTTGAAATAACAATAGCATAAATTTGATTAGATGTTGCAGAACTAGCAAAGGTAAATTGTGTATCGGTTGGATCTAACAGTAAATTCTTTAACTGAAGATAAACAGCCTGAGCAGCCCGCGTTGATGTGTTTTGTTGAGTTAACGTTGGAGAACCCGATCCAAAACGATTGCCATATCCTAGTGAAAATTGAACAGCAGCGGACGAAGTGGTTGCGGGGTCTACGTCATAAACATCAACAAAATATTTTGAATTAGCTTTTGCTATTTGAGTAGCCGAAGTATGCAGGGTACTTAACGATCCTGTATCTCCACTCCACAATCCTGTAGTCGATTCTTGCGAAATGAAACTTCTATCATCTGCGGTAATCCTTTTGTAAATTTGTGCCATTTTTTGCCTCAAGTTAGTTTATTTTAAAATAGTCATTAAGTTGTAGGATTAATTGTAAGTGACATTGTTTTTGTCACTCCAGATTCATTACCAAAAATTGTAATTTTTGTATTTCTCTGCGCAGTTACTTCCTTTGGTACAATTGTAAAACTAAATCCAGCCTTAACAATAGTTGATGAAAAGTTAATAAGAGGATTCACTGTAACATTAGATGCGTTTTTATAATTCGCAGCTGCAGGTAGTCCACTTTCAATTTCTACTCTTGCAGCCTCTTCATCAAATAGAATTATAGTATATCCCTGAATACTATCAAGAGTGGTAGAGGAATCGAGAGTTCCTCCAGCCGTTGCATGCACTATGGTTTTCGGAGAAATTTTGTGTGTTTCCGTCAATGAATCTAATGTTATTGAAGAGAGCACTCCGTCTCCGGCAAGTATTGGGAGTCTCTTGAGTCCCACAGTCATAGATGCTAATTTATAACGCATTGTTTGGGATTCGTCTGGAATTGCTTCCAAAACAGGCATCGACTCAATAATATTTGAATAATATGATGATCCTAGTGGATGAGCGGTATTATATAATGAATAATCGATCTCATCATCGGATACTGCAAATTTTGTAATATTAAAAGCGTCTCTTCCCTGTCCCAATCGTTCTCTACCCTTTTTGGTGAGAACAGCGTCAACTGTAATTACAGTGTTGTCAAGATATGCCATATTTGTTGTCTCCTATTGGTTCTAATATAAGTATTATCTAAATTCATTTTAAAAGATTTTCAATTAAAACTGCGTGCGGTCCCTAAAACATTCCATCATCCTCGTCGGGAACAGATGGACCAAAATCTTCCTCTTTCTCTCTAGGAAGATCTCTACCACTTGGTTTAATCTCAAATGGATCGGGTCGTTCAGTCCTTTCCACTCGCGCGACAGGATCAATCTTTTCGTCTTCACGGACTATATCATCTACTAATTCATCCCTAATAGCCTTAGCTTGCTTCTTCAACCGAACAATTTCATCGCGCCTCGCGTCGGCGTCAGGAGCGGCATGGCCGATATCGCGGCGATGACTCTCAATTACCTTCTCAATCTCAACAATTTTTTCGACCTTAATTATAGCCGCTGGATCTTGGGGCAGTACTGGGTCAATGATGGGAACTGTAGCAATGATATCCCTAATAACGTTGATTCGGGGATCTTCCGTAGGATCGGCTGTGGGTCCAGTCGTTGGGTCCATTGGCCCAATGGGGTAGGTGAGGGGCCTCTCGTCGAACAGGCCATCGTCCTGACCCCTGATATCGTCATCAGTGCCAGTACCACTAGCGCGGTCATTGCTACCGACCGTGATCGTCTGAACGTTAAGATCAAACACTTCAAATGGTTGTCCTACATCAACGGTTGTAGTTATTGTATTTAATGTTCCCTCATATGTTCTCCGTCTAGCTCCAATTGAAGTATCTCTAAAAAATCTAAAGTGTTTTCTTGTATATTCTTTTGGTATTGAATCGTACCCTACAAAAGTAGTATCTGTTAATAACGAAACATTATCTGTATCACCACCAACGTATGCAAATCTAGCCAATTTTTGATACCATTCTTTGTTATATTTCAAAGGTACCCAATTATTTCCATCAAGTTGTGGTGGATGTAAACTTTGAAATGTAGATGTTCTATCCGTTTGTGGTTGACATACATAATATTTTCCATTATCGGACAAATCACTTCCAGAACTATATGTCGATCCACTAAGATATAATTTCGTATCTATAGGTTGTAAAACAACATCTCCTAAATTATAAGAATTATTATGAATCCACCCAGAACTGGTAACATTTGGAGCAGCTGGCATCCACGATTGTGTAACTGGTAGATTTCTAACAGCATCAATATAAGTAAGACCGTGAGATTGATCAAAATAAGTATATGCGTCTATATTATCCGGTGTAAAGTCATCTACTGGACCGTATGCCAGGGCACCGTCCTGAATAGGTGTGGTAGAAAGCAGACTTGCGGTTGAGCTGCCAGCAAATACAGACGGCAACGCGGGGAATGCTCCATCTCCTCGTTGGGTAGCATCTCGCTCTCTATTAGGTCGAACAATAATACCATTCAAAGTATTAAACCCACTTTGATCATATCCATCGGCTGATACAACAAACCTTGCAGGAACAGCAGTTCCGGCAGTATAATCTGACAATGACAAACTTGAATCAATGCTAGAATAATCAGCTTGGAGTTCATTTGTAAAAGAAGAACTAATTGAAAGCGTCGGATCGAATGATCTAATCACATCCTTATCAGTAGTAGATGTAATAGCATTATTTGTTCTTCGCGTATTCTCTCCCCCCATCTTAATGGTTTCTCTTCCTCTTAGTTTATTTCTATTTAAAATTGGAGAACGAATAACAATTCCATCTGTAATGTTAGCGCGGGCGGGGAAATAATCCTTTACAGTATCACCAAACAGATGTAAAAACTTATCAAAAAATCTAATAAAAGCATTATAATCTATTGTTGGTGCTAAACTCTTTACAAACGTTTGTTCAATAGTATCTAATAAGGGATAGTTGTCAGCATTTCTATCAATCGGACGACCAATAAAATTACCTAAATTAATATTACCATACGAACGAATAACATCTCTGTCCACAGCATCTACTGGTGATATGGATATATCTATATCGGTCGATCCCATGCTACTTGTTTGGAATTTCTTAACAATAGACGTTAACGTTGATGTTCTACTCAACGATCCCGACAACGGCGGTGCTGGTGCAATTCGTATCATATCAGTAGTTCGTGTACTTGCCCCTACCTTATATGAACTTTCAATGACCGTTCTAATACTTCTCTTAGATTGGTACATGGGGGATGATCCAACACTAAATGCAATTCCATCTACATTGTCCGCACTGCTAGCAATGGTGGCCAAAGACGGTGCTTGGGATTTGTTCTCATATGGTGTAGTATTGGTCACATATCCAAGTGTTCGAACATCTTCTGGTAAATTAAACGATAATCTAACATGAAGATTTTGTAATGAAGAAGTATGGGTATTTCCCGCATACATGCCTGGGTTTTCTACAAATTCAATAAATTTTGCATCACTAATTTGTTCTCCCCACGTTCTAAATTCATCTAAACTAGCACTGAGATGATATCCAACACTAGATGATTTTGCGGGGGAACCAATATAAAGGTTTGATAAAGATCCCCAATCAGCACTCATACTTGGTGCTGACTCCTGTAACGACGCGGAAAATGTTGTTTCTTCATTTTCTATTTTTCTAACATCAAAGTTAACACCGGCCGCATCATACTTTAATTGTATACTAACAGGATTTTAATCAAAGAGATCAAAATACTCAGTAGTAGCAAGACTAGCCGTTCCTGTAGCAGATGATCCCGAAACTAAATCCAATCGACCAGAATTTGTATAATATGTGTTAGTAGCCGCAGATGGATGTCGTTCAACATTTAATCTATATGAAGATGACGGCTCAAAATTTAATATTGTTTGATTTCTAACATCCAACAATGAAAATCTTGCTTGTATTGTTTTTGGTTGTCTTAAACTAGCAGAAAATGGAACCCTTACCCAAGAACCACTATTAAATTCTAAACCAAAATCTTGTTCAGTTGTTGTCACCTTAACGGGCTCAATTGTAGTATATGCTCCCTTTAGAGATTCACGAACTGTAATTAAATTCGGGTTAATTCCAAAGACATTAAGTAATGAATTTATAGATTGTTTTGTTCCTTTTGATTTCAATATGAACGGCAAAGCATGAACATATCTATTATAATATTCATCAGCTATTTTTTTATAAGAAACAGATCCCGTATTATCCCCCGTAACATACTTAACCAGCCCCTCGACACCAGAAATACTTGGAATACTCACACCAAATGATTCTATTACATTAGCCGCCATAGGTGCTGATATTTCTTTATCTATTTTTGGATATCTAGAAGACAAGTTTTCCAAATTTTTAATATAAACTTTAACATTATCAAAATGATGACCAATTAAATCGGTAAATGTTATAAAATCAACCGAATCTTCATCATCCCACAAATAATCTGGAATGTTTTCTGTTAATCTATTTTTATTATTTGCATCATAATCAATTGCAATAGCTGTCATCTGTGGATACCACTCACCCCCGGCCGAGCCAGATACCAATGGATCGGTTGTTGCAAGTGGTATTCCTAAGATCTTCGGATAGGTATAATCAACTTTATATTGATTATTTATGTTAACATTCGATTCATCGGAAGCTGAATATGGAAGATTAGATTCAAACCACAACTCACTTTCATATCCATCAAAATTTCTAACTAAGTCTTGTATTTGTTTTGAAACTTGATTTGATGTATCAACAAAGACAGAAGCTGAAGCTTCATAGCCCGGACTTCCAGTAGTAGCGGTCAACAGGTCATATACCACTGAAGAACCCGACTGTGACAAAGTAGTCGTTCCATTCGCAGCGACTACCAACGTTCCAAAAACAGTATTATATGATCCCGATTCAGCAGATGAACCAGAAATATTTAAATCTTCAACAAATACCGGAGATACTATTACTAAATCTTGTATTTTATCTAACTTGGCCTTAAAGACATCAATTCTCTTTTGAGCAGATCCAAATGTCACAAAATTTTCAAAATTTGAATAATCTACATTTATCTCCATAGACGTTTGATTCACATTATAATAATTTTCTAATACTTGATTTGAAACAAAATTAGAATAACTTGAACTTACACTCAATGCTCCAGATCCTCCAGCTATGCCTGGCAGTAAATCTACTAATCTTCCTGTTACTTTATTTTGGGTTCCAAGTCTGCCCGAAGGTATAGATGGTCTTAACTCTGGTACAATGGGTCCAACTTCAACAGGTAAAAATTTAATTACATCAAAAACTGGATTTTGTATTTCTCTAACTACCATAGCCCGGCGGCCGACTTGATATCCAGTGGGAAGTACATTTTTAAGACGAAGGGCTACTTTATTTCCTTCTGCTCGTTTCCAATTTATAATTTGAAGTTGTTCATTAGCCATAGATATTGGTAGATCACTACCTTTATCAAAATTAAGAAGAGTTTTTCCATATCTTAATTGATCATAATAATCGTCAAAATATGGTTGCATCATATCTGTAATAGTCTGAGCTAAAATAGTTCGTATGGAAATTTGAGTATAGTCGGACTTAAACTTTAAATTAACTACAAACTCATGCTGAGTGACCAATCCGGTTGGGACGCGGGTGGTAGAAGATGGTTGAATAAATTCACAAGTGCCGTTATCTTCGGTTGCAAGAGAATCATAATTCAGCGCATCTGGGTCCATGCACCCTAATACTCTAACAAATGTCGCAGTGCGCTGGGCTTCGATAGTTTTTTCTTCGCCGTCGGGGGGCGTTACCACACATGTTGCTCGAAGTATTACACCTTGCTGAGATGCGGTTGGTTTAATAGCTGTGACTGTAACAGCGCTCGCCTCGTTCCCGTATGTAGTATCGGCCGTAACACTAATCAACTCTGGAAATGATGAGGTCCAATCGATCTGGTGGTCTAGAATTGCCTCATTACTCTCATCTAAAACTTGGAGCTGAGCTGTAATTGTTTTTGTCTGTCCCGCTTCTGTAAACTGCAAAGTCTCATTAGTAAGCGGTTCGCCGGTCACATCAAACAGCTTAAGCTCGGATCGTCCGGTGCTGGCTCTACGGCGACTTTTGTTGGCGGGGGGCCAATCTCCATCGATGTACTCAGACATTCAAATCTCCCATTACTAATAAGTCCTTAAAGTTCAAACTTGTTATCATTATCATCATCATAAGTACTTGTTTCCCTCTTCGGGGTCCGGGTCCGTGCCTCCGTCGCCGCCTCCGCCGCGGGTGACTGGCCGCTTCTTTGATAATTTTAACGTAACTTCAAGTGGATGACCCCCTTGATCTTTATATATGTTGTTGTTTGTTAGCTTTAGTATAAACTTAGCAGGGGGTTGGTAGAGTCCTTGTTCGGCATCAAAAACCAACCTTAATCTTGTAGGCTTGTCTTCCCGATCTTGAGATGATAACGTAACTAGTTGTTCAGACCGCTCGTCGGCTGCCGTGATGGAAAAGCCGTCATCTGGCCACGCGTTTGTTCGCGTTTCGACGCCGGCCGTTGTCCTTACCTGTCGGAAATATACGTTGACTTCTTCTGTATCACTGGCGTCGAAGACCACGCTTTGTGGATCGGTCACAAGTTCATACCAAGGATCTGGTTGTACCGTCCCCGTCGTGGATTCTTCTGTTGTTGTAATCAATCCTCTAAAGGTTATATCACTAGATTGATCATTTAATATGTCGTGAGAGACCCGTGTCATAAATTGAAACGTACCTCTATCTGGAATACTAACAGGAGCATCTATGGTCGTTGTGCCGTCGAGCTCACAAAATCTCAATGGACCATCGGTCTGAGAAAATTCTATTTTTAGGGTGTCCGAAATTGCATCTGAACTTTCATAAGCAATCGTATAGGGACCACCTGCAACATCCGTTTCATATGGCGCATCCCAAGAACTTCTACCTAGTTCTATAAATAGCGGTGGACTAATCGTGACTGGCATTTATTTCTCACTCATTTATTGATTCAAAAAAAGTTGACCATTTTCAGGAAACTTACTTAAATGGGAATTTGTATTAGATAATGAACCAAGAATTGTTCCAATTTTGTCTGCTAAAACTGCTTGAAAATTATTATCAGTTATTCTAAATCTTTTAGCTTCTATCTCACCATCCACCCAAGTTTTTATTTCACCAAATACATCTTTAACAACATTTCTTAATACATCCTCAACTTGTTCACGGTGGTGTGCTTCAATATAATTCCATGTAAGTGTATCCAACCGCAATTGCTCAAGAATGTTATTCATTAAGGTTTCATACTTGTCTTCATCATGTGGTCTATGCGTTTGAAATGCATGGACCAAGCTATATTTAAAATCTTTTGCAAAAATAGATGTATCAACAAACTGTTGAAACTGCGTTTGATCAACCACGGTACCAGATATCGGCTCTAGAATTAATTCTTGTCTAGTATCAGAAATTTGTGCAATTTTCCAACTAGTTGCACTATGTTGACCATCAACTGAAAACTGAGTATAATGTCCGATCTCTTTTGAAAAGAAATTAATTATTAAATTATATGTGCCAGGAGCTAAATCACTAAGATATTTTGAATAAAGACTAGTTTCTGGATCTTCTGGATTCCAAAGCTCCAAACCTAACTGTAGTGTCTCATAAGCAACATAATCCACATCTCGCGGCTGAGAATCCGAACTCGTTTTACGGTGTCTCGTTCGAGCGCTATCTCTAAACTGAAGATAATTTTCTGAAAGTGGGATCACTACACTCTTTACCAATTCATTAGTACCTCTAGTATAAAAGTGTAATTCAAGAAACTCATTACTAAGATCCAGCCCCAACTCACCATCAGCAACTACTTTAGAAACAATCTCATCATTAGGACTAGCAAATCTAAAAATAGTTTCTTCTATCTTTGCAAGATCTCCAGTAGCAATACTTCCTACGTCTTCTGCATAATTCTGTGGATACGGCATTATTAAAATTCCTGAAATGCAGTGGGTCCAACGCGATTAAAAAATACCGAAGGGACCGTTTCAATTGTATTTGTTTCAATGTTTAACATTTGCATCGGTACCCTCTTTCTACTATTACCCTTTATGTATAATTTTTTAATCCTTGTTGGATATTCTTTAAGATCATAAACGTAAGTTCTCTGACTTTCACCATCGACATGAAATTTTTCAATAAACCTCAATTTATTTTGAAGCTCAAATTCAGAATAAAATACATCATTAAGTTCTGACCACTGAAGTCGTGGTCCTACCCAATTACTTTTCATTTATTACACTACCTTAAATCTAAAGGATTTGGAAAAATAAACCTCACTACCCAATGTGGTCTTTAAACTTAAATCATAAAATCTATTTTTGTGCAATGGTTTTGTATCAATCATTACATAAGATCCGGTACTATCACAATCAACGTGAGAATATAAATCAAATGGAACAACGGTTGTACCAGAACCCGCATCTACTATAGTGTAAATAGACCCAGATGGTAAATAATATCTATTATCAAATCTTCTAGTATTTGCGAATGTTTTTACTGGATATCGGTCTCTGACCGTAAATCGCATTTTTGCAACTTCACCAACACTATATTGAGCCTTCATATTTTTTGGAGCAACTTCAATATCAAGCGAAGTTAGTGTTTTCAAACTTCCAGTGACAAAAGATTGATTCGACCAAACCAATTCCAAAACTGGTTCGTGAACCGTATGGGTCTGTCTTGAAAAGAATTTAATATTTCCCGTATTATTAATATCAGCTTCTGCGCTGCCCGAAAATGTTAATAGCAACCCATAATTGCTACTTTTAGACGAACCCGATATCATAGGCTGAACAACGTCAGTTACGTTTATTCTAAGTTCATCGTTTCTAATATCAACAACCGAAGCACTAACCACCGGAGTTAATTTATAATCACCACCAGCCCCATGATTAGGACCAGAGGAACCTGACCAATCGGAAGCTGATGCGTATGTGTTCCATGTAGCTCCATCATCAGATTTGAAGGGGCTTTGTTCAAAATATCCCGATCCTTCTTCCCAAGAACGAGAAACTGGATAAACATAAACTAATGCATTTTGATTTAATTTTGTAGCATTGGCTACCTTCAAACTCAAATATGCATCAGAATTTGTTGGAGCACCAACAAGATCAGTCAAGGTAAACTTAACTAACGATCTAACCCGACCATTAGAACTTTCTAACTTGTCTTGTTTTTTACCAACTTCTAAAATTTCATCCTGACCAGTATTTAAGTTAGCATACCTTTCATAAATACTCGTATCTGAGCTGGCGGTTATGTATATTCTACTCATTGTACTGCGGACCCCATGATATCAATTTGTGGATGTCGTAATTCAAAAATACAAGGATCGGCGGAGGGATAAATAACTCTATCCTTTGTGTTTGCTTCTATATTGTATGAATATGGAGCATAGTCACTTCCATCTTTCTGTTGCCATTTGTTTATAAATGTTAAAGTTGTTACAGACTGAACACCGTCTACGTTTGCGATTTTTACCAACAAATCATCTTTTATTATAGGTTGGTTTATTTGCCAATCGTCAATATTAAAATATTTTCTAATCGTATCACTACACTTAACCAACGTATCGGTGGTGTTAGATCCACGATAAACAACAATGGAATAATTAATACCAATAGATACCCTAAAGGCGTCTACAATATTAATTCTCTCAGTTAATATTCGATAACCTTTCAAAAATTGTTTTATATTTAATTTAACCGAATTGTTTACTGTAGTTAATCTATTATTAGAATCAAGTCCCATCACATACAAATTAATATTTGTATTAATTGGAGAATTATCAACATAATTAATATCATCTTCTGGGTCTATTGACTCAATACCCTGTTGTTCTTCTTTGGTATATTTAACTACAGCATTAATGGCATCATCTTTTATTACAAATGCTTTATGTATAGTTCCATATTTCGCGGGCATAGATAATACTCTTTTTTCATAATCTGTAGATGTCACTATGCGACCTTGAGCATTTAAATATCCCATAGCAGATTGTCTGATTTGTTCAACACTTGGGGGACTCCCCCCTCCACTAGCAGCTTCATCATTAGTAACAGTTACACTAGATAACATTGTACTATAAACAGCTTGATCCGCTGTGGAAAGAATTCTGGTTTCATTTCCTGTACTAAGATTACTGATTTTATTAATTAATCCCGATCCAACATTTGAAGTTACTCCACCAGCTATTCTGTAGGTAATGGTTAATGTTGTATTACCGGGGGCTAAACCAAACGAATTACCAGTTGTAAAATTAAGAGTATCTAAAGCAACGTTTGTCATATTTTGTAGATAATTTTCATCATAAACAGATTTATAATCTGGATTTTCATAAACATCTGACAAATCGCCGGTTCCACCCCCAAAAATCAATTCAGTTTTTAAATTTCTATTTAATCTTACAACAAACCTTCTATTTGTTTTAATTGTTTTAAGTTTATAAAATGGGACAACAGCAGTAGAACTTGGACTAGCTACTATATCTTGAAAAATATAATCCTGAGATAAATTATCAACTTGATGCCAAGTATTTCCTTCAGCATCTACTACTGATTTAATATCTACAACATTTGCTCCCGGCACTTCAATTTTTAAAAACTTAGTTGGTGTTGTAACAACCCGTTCAATAATTTTTTCTGTTCCTGACATGGTTTTTATAGGTTTTGATACCAAATAAAAATCCGGCAGTCCAGTGGCTTGAAGAGAAAACGGTCTTACATCTCTGTTAGTTGCATCTCCAAAATCACAAATATCTTTTGTAACAAAAGTTCCAACATCATTTTGTGTCGAAGCTGCGAAAGAAGAACCTGGCAAAAATCTTGGAAGATATTTTGTTTCTAGATTTCCTTCTGAGTCGGCTGGAATCAAAGCAGACATTGATACTGTACAAAACGCAGGAGTTACTAATCGGGGCTTATATCCAAATCCCTGAGCCAAGGAAACAATATTTTCCTTTTCTTCAGCGTGTGCTAATAGGCTCTCCTTAAAAGAATGATCTGTATAATAAGAAAGAACATCTCCAATATAAGACGATAAATCAAGAAAAATACTTCCGGGGGAAGCATCACTAAAATCTTGATATGTGTCTGAAAAGTAAAATTTAGTGAATTCAACTAAACTTTTCTTGAAATCCGAATAATCTTTATTCAAATATTTTACTTGTTTTTTATCAATGCGTTTATCTAATACAACATCAGATACTTGATTAATTGCCATTTATAATCCTCAAATTTGAATCAAAACTTGATCTGTTAAGTCGGGGGTTTCTATCAATCTATAACTCATATAAACTTTTGCTGTATATCTATCTTTGTCATCATCGGTGGTATTTATTTCAAAATTTTCTAATTCAATATAAGGCATCCACGCAGCAACAGCTTCTTCTACTGTTCTTTTAGCTTCAGAATATAAATCATCATCATTAGAATCAAAAATAACTCGATGAATATCACACCCAAATGTTAAATTTCCTAGCCGTTCTCCCTTCATGGTGGAAACTAAATTAATAAAATTACTTTTTATTTGTGTCATATAGTCGTTGGACATTTCAAAATATCCACCATCTGCTCGTCTAAGGGGAAGTGTAAATCCTAATGTCATTATACTCCCATCTTCTTCAGCAACGAACTATAATCCTTATTAATAGCGTCTAGAACCTCTTCGTGGTCTTCGGTTAGTCTCTTACCCTCAAACGTCTGCGGCATACCGCCTTGGGGGGTTGCCGCTACGTTAGAGGTGTTTAAAAAGGAATCTTGTCCAGTTCCAAGGTTTTGTTGAAACATTTGTCTAAGATTATGCTTGGCAAGTTCTGCCCCTTCATTAATTTTAGAACTTTGTTTCGTATTAGGAGTTTTTTGAACAGCCATAATATCAAAAAGCTCAGCCTTAATCTCCTTAAGAATCTGTTCTTTTTGAGTAACCATCTCTCGTTCAACTATCTCTTTCACTAATTTTTTAAAATCTTTAATTTTCATACTGCCTCCATGCTTACTAATAAATAGTTTCAATACTTCTATTTTTCAATTCTTACCAAATAACTTTTAATTTTATTTAAACTCCCGTCGATGATGAGCCCTTTGAGCGCGGCGACCGCTGGACTGGGTATGGCCGAGCCGAACGGAGTATTGTAAGCACCCACCGTGCTCAACGCGTTGATCAATTTTGTAATTACTGCAATTACTTCTCCAGCAAGCGCTGCATTATCGTAACTTATTGGACTTGTTGAATTTTTTAAAAGATAAATTTGTTTTCCACCTATAACAAAATCTTGACCAGTATCAAGTATTGTATCTCTATTTGCTAGAGATACAACATCTTGATTAGAAGAAAGAATTATATTATTTGTTTTTGCATTCAAAACCAATCTACCACTATTCAATATGGATTGATTTCCATCTAATGGTGTTGTTGTTAAATTACTCTGAGTATCAAGCTCTCCAAGGTTAGGAAATGATTTACCTAATCTGTTTGAAGACCTAAAATGAACAGGATTGTCTGTACTCGCTAAATGAAAATTAATTATTTGATTACTTGATAATACAAATGACGAACCATCTAAATTAATATCTTCTACAATTAAACCCAAGGTAGAAGTTGTTGATGTGTTAGGCATATCCCGTTCACCAACACGCATGATTATAATCGGATCATTGTTTTTTGGTTGTGTTGGTCCCAAAATACTTCTACCTTCTACGGTCCCAGTCACAGTTTCTTGATTTAATGCACTTTCCAACTGTGAAGAACCAAATCGTAACGTTGCTCCATAACGATTTTGAATAATAACATCACCATCAAAATGTTTTAAAGTATGTAGTGATTCTCTTTCTTCATAATTTTTATTCTCAAAATGTTCTGATGGTACCGCTGAAGAATGCTGCATAACATTTTCTTTTGATGCAGCTACATTACGATTTTTATCTTGAGGGGTTTTAGCAGGATTTAACCTAGATAATATATTTGAAAATGAATTATATTGTAATTTATTATTAATGTTTATTCTACGAGAATAAAAAGGTATACCCAATACCTTTTGAATAAATACAATTTCTCCAATTAAAGGATATGATTGTACTTCCATATCTAATGAAGAAGCGTAAAACGAATTATCTGCAGAATCAAGGTGTCCACCCCATCCTACATATTTAAAACGGACAGTTCCTACATTAAATCCAGTACTAGAATAGTCTTCATGTTCTTCGTTGGTAATAACATCCAATACCGCAGCAAGACTTAAAGCTAGTCCTTGGGACTGTTGACCTTCGGAAATAGAGCTATCCCAAGGCATTATCCAACCTTAAGTCGGGTTAGTTCATCCTCAGCTTCTGTTGTTTCTTGCTGTAAATCGTCTATTTCTAGTTTGATATTACTCAACAGCTGTTGTTTCTCTTCTTCTGTCAAGAGTTCTGTAGAACCAACAGTTTTTGTCCCGATAGCAATTGCTCTTTGAGCAATTTGTGCGATTCGCACGATGTGTTCGTCGTTCCTAACATTACAATCCATAAAATCCTTAATAATGGGAGAGATGACTGCTGCATCTTCGGGGGTTCTTATTTGTCGAACGAGTTTAGTAACAAATGTATTTATCTGTTCTCGCTTACTGTCGGTATTTTTATAAATGTCTTTAAAAACATCAGAAAGTGTCTTGTCATCAAAAATAATATAGTCCATAGTATCGTCTCCTTTAGTATAACTATTTAATTTTTAAAATAATCGTGAATCATACCAGTATTTTTATATTCTTCATATTGTTTATCTTTAATTTCCTGAACTTGTTTTACAATTTTTGTAATATGTGAAGTTTCACAATCTGTAATTTCTCTAATCATTAAGTAAATAGCTTTCTTATTAAAATTATTAATCATGTGTGCACGTTTTAATAATTCCAAAACAGCATAAGCTATTCCCAAATCTCGCTTCTTGGAAAAAACTTTATGAAGATTATAATCCCAATATTTTATAAAGAGTTTTATAAATTCTACTCTTTCTGGTTCATTATAAATGTCTTCGGGATCGACAATTAATGTTTCTTGAACAGAATAACTTTCCTCTGATTTATCAAATAAATGAAGAGTTCTTTTTTCTTCCTTATATCTTTTGTTATTCTGTAAGATTAGATAATTCTTAGCAACCACAGAAAAATAACTGAAGGATTTTCCCTTGTCTGCTGTAAAATTAGG